AGCAAAAGAAGGAGATTCAAAAATGCTGGAATTACAAAAGGTTCCATATACAATTTTCATAGGATAATATGGCAATGTACACCAGACAAAGGGATGTTTCTCTTATGCGAAAGTTTAATAGAGAATTAATGGGTAATATTATTACTCAACAATGTGCTTTATATCAATTTAAATTAGAAGAAACTAAAGTTAATATTTATGGCGAAGCAGCTGAAGAAAAATATTATGATGGTCCATTTTTATTTAATGTTTTAATAGATAGAGGAGATGAACAATATCCTGAAGCAGGAGAAGGAGTATTATTCGAACAAGGTATTAATTTTTACTTTTTTAGAGATGATTTAGTAGATGCTGATGTTGTCCCCCAAGTAGGAGATATTGTTTTATATGAAGAAAAATATTATGGGGTACAAAGCACAATTGCTAACCAATATTGGGGAGGTAAAAATCCACAATACCCTAATAATGATTCAGATGGAACACCAAACCCATTAAATCCTGATTTAGATCAATTTGGTAATGTAATATCAATATTAGTATCAACATATTACATCCCAGCAGATAAAGTAGCAATTTCACCTCATATAGAAAGAATGTAATGGCAAAACCTAGAAAACCTATACCAAAAAGTCAATTAACTTTAAGCACTAGTAAAAATACTGCTTTTAGAGGGATAGAAGATAGGGGGGAGGTAGGAAACCCTAATAGTTCTATATCACCTCCTAATCCTAATTATACAGAAACAGGTATTGATTTTAATAGATCAAACCAAATGAGTTTTAAAGATGATACTACTAAACAATACTCAGTTGGTATCAAAGATATTGATGAAGCAGTATTTTATTATTTTCAAAATGTAATTAGACCCTTTGTTTATCAAAATGGTGAACGAAGAGAAGTACCTGTAATATATGGTGCACCTGAAAGATGGAAATCATTTCAACGTGACGGATACTACAGAGATAAAAGTGGGGCAATTATGCTTCCTATTTTAGTAATAAAAAGAGATTCAATATCTAAAGATAGAACAGTAGCTAATAAACTAGATGCTAATATGCCTAATTTATATGGTCAATGGTCTAAGGAATTTAGTTCAAAAAACTTTTATAGCAACTTTGGTACTTTAAATAATAGAAAACCAGTTGAAAAATTCCATATAGTAGCACAGCCCGATTATGTTACAATGGAATATAGCTGTATCATCCAAACTTATTATATGGAACAGTTAAATAAAGTAATTGAAGCATGTGAATATGCTTCTGATGCTTACTGGGGTAATCCTGAAAGATTTCAATTTAGAGCTTTCATAGATTCTTTTACAACAGCAACTGAATTAACCCAAGGTAAAGATAGATTAGTTACTGGTACTTTTAATATTAGACTAAGAGGATATATACTCCCAGATACAATACAGAAAGAATTAAATACTACTAAAGTTTATAATTCTAAGGCTAAAATTACTATTACAACAGAAACAACAAATAATATCGAAGATATCGACTTTTAAATAATCTTTACATATTTATCAACAAAATAATTTATATATGAAAAATCAAAAGTTATCAAAAAAAGAGTTACAAGTATTACAAGAATATCAAAATAAAACAAATGAGGTTATTGCCGCATTAGGAGGTGTAGAACTACAAATTAGTGCGTTAAAAACCCAAAAAGAAGAAATATTAAAAGATTTTAAAGTCCTTCAAGACAACCAAGCAAAAACTGGTAAAGAATTACAAGATAAATACGGTGAAGGTAATATAAATTTAGAAAACGGAGAATTTACTCCAAAGGAATAAATTTTTGAAATACTTTTTAATATTTATAATAAAATAAAAATAAATAAACTATAGACAATGGCAGAGACAACATTAATATCTCCCGGTGTATTAACAAGAGAAAATGATTCATCCTTTATTGGGGCTAGACCTGTTACCTTTGGTGCAGCTATTATAGGACCCGCAGTAATGGGACCTGTTGGTATTCCAACGGGAGTTTCTACTTTTTCCCAATACGAAGCAATATTTGGGGGACAAATAGAAAGTGGATCACAACAATACACTTATTTAAACTCTATTTCAGCAAGAAATTATTTTGCTCAAGGAGGACAATCATTATTAGTAACACGTGTTGTTACAGGTTCTTTCTCTGAAGCATCAAGCTCTATAGGTAGTACTTTAACATCAGGTGCTTTAGTTGGTGGTGCTAATCAATTATTATCTTCAATTTCAAATGGAACTAACCTAAATATTACAGGTAGTACTGGAGGAACTGAAATATTAAATGTTCCTGTTAATGGTGGACTTGGAACAGGCGCAGTAGCTAGTATAACTCTTGCAACTCAAACAGCAGCATCAGTTACTTCATCTGTAACAAATATTACAATCACAACCCCAGGAACAGGATACGAAGTAGGAGATACAATAAACTTTACATCACAATCTTTAGGTGCGGTAGCAGTTGCGGATTCGGCAGTAGGAACTAACTTAGAATATTCTTTAACAGCTGATGATTTACAAACAACTTCATCTTTTACAATTAAAACTATATCTGAAGGTGAGATAATGAATAATTATCAATCAACAGACTCAGCAAATGGTACATTAGATAGTGGTTCAGCAAATAATCTTAGATGGGAAATAGCTTCTGTAAACACAGCTTCAGGACAATTTTCATTATTAGTAAGAAGAGGAAATGATACTTCAACACAAAAGGCTATATTAGAAACATATAACAATATATCTTTAGACCCACAAGCATCTAATTATATTTCAAAAGTAATAGGTGACACATACGAAACTGTAGAACAAGACGGTACAGATTTCTTTGTCAAAACAAATGGTAATTTCCCACGAAGAAGTGCTTACATATACGTTTCAGAAGTAGGTTTACCAACACCTTCTTATTTTGATAATAATGGAGAAGCAAAAAGCGAATTTACTGGTAGTTTACCAAAAATTAGCTCTGGATCTTTTGATAATGCTACAGGTAAAAACTTTGAAAATGGAAATGCATTGTTTAATGAAAATATAAATGCAAGTAATATACAAGGTATTGGAGCAAACGATTATACACAGTCTATTAACTTACTTAGCAACTCAGATGATTATCAGTTTAATGTAATAACTGCTCCTGGATTAAATTCACAAGATCATGCAGCACAAACAACTGGTTTAGTAACATTAGCACAAGGTAGAACTGATTGTATAGCAGTAATTGATATTGTAGCATATAATGCGTCAATCAACACAGTTACAACACAAGCAAGTGCTTATGATAGTTCATATGCAGCAACATATTGGCCGTGGTTACAAACGGTAGATGCCGGAACCGGACAAACAGTTTGGGCACCAGCTTCAACATATATTCCTGCAGTTTATGCATTTACAGATGCTTCATCAGACCCATGGTTTGCACCAGCAGGTTTGCTTAGAGGAGCTTTAGGAAGTGTAGTAAGAGCAGAAAGAAAATTAACATCAGGTAATAGAGATACTTTATACGAAGCAAATGTAAACCCAATTGCAACATTCCCAGGAAGTGGAGTTGTAGTATTTGGACAGAAAACTTTACAGAAAAGAGCAAGTGCTTTAGATAGAGTAAATGTACGTAGATTATTAATTGCACTTAAAGGATATATCACACAAGTATCAGATAACTTAGTATTTGAACAAAATACAAATGCAACAAGAAACAACTTCTTAGCAAATGTAAACCCATACTTAGAATCAGTACAACAAAGACAAGGATTATATGCTTTTAAAGTAGTAATGGATGCTACAAATAATACACCAGACGTAATTGATAGAAATGAGCTAGTAGGTCAGATTTATTTACAACCAACTAAAACAGCTGAATTCATTATTCTAGATTTCAACGTTTTACCAACTGGAGCAACATTTCCTGAATAAAAACAATAATTATAAATATTTATAATAAAATTATATAACAATGGCAGTATTAGACCCAAACGAAATATTTTATACAGCATTTGAACCGAAACAACAAAACAGGTTTATATTGTATGTAGATGGAATCCCTTCATACCAAATTAAAGGTATGGGAGCTGTTTCATTAACTCAAGGTACAGTTCAGTTGAACCATATTAACGTTGCAAGATACGTTAAAGGTAAAACACTTTGGAACACAATTCAAATGACGTTATTTGATCCAATTACTCCAAGTGGTGCTCAAGCATGTATGGAATGGGTTAGATTACACCATGAGTCAGTAACGGGTAGAGATGGTTATAGTGATTTCTATAAAAAGGATTTAACTATGAACGTATTAGGACCTGTAGGAGATATCGTTTCAGAATGGATTATCAAAGGGGCTATGATTACTGAAGCTAACTTTGGAGATTATAACTGGGATAATGAAAGTGCTGCTGTAGAACTACAATTAACAGTACAACCAGATTACTGTATCTTAAATTTCTAAGAAACAATTACATAACTTATCAAAAATTGCTTGGCTTCGGTCAAGCTTTTTTTTATATTAATATGTATAACTGATAAAAACGTTTTAACCAAATAAAGACTATGAGTGAATTTAAATTTCCAACCGAAGAAGTAGAATTACCATCTAAAGGTTTAATATATTCTAAAGACAATCCCCTATCAAGTGGTAAAGTAGAAGTTAAATATATGACTGCTAAGGAAGAGGATATTCTTTCCAACCAATCCTTTATTCAAAAGGGAGTAGTATTAGAAAAATTATTACAATCTGTAATTATAAATAAGGATATTAAACTTGATGATTTAATTGTTGGTGATAAAAATGCGCTTCTAATTGCTACTCGTATATTAGGATATGGTAAGGATTATGATGTTGAAGTTAAAGGACAAAATTATACCTTAGATATGTCAACTTTAGAAAATAAAGAATTTGATGAATCTGAATTTGAAGCAGGCAAAAATGAATTTAGTTTTACCACCCCAGCAACTGGTACAGTTTTAACTTATCAATTAGCTACGGGTAAATTAGAAAAACAAATAGATCGAGAATTAGCAGGTCTTAAAAAAATTAACAAAGAAAACTCCTCAGAACTTACTACAAGATTAAAATATCTAATTACATCTGTAGATGGTAATGAAGAAAAAAAAGAAATTAGAGAATTTGTAGATAATAGATTCTTAGCAAGGGATTCTAGAGCATTTAGAGATCATATTGCCTCTACTCAACCCGATGTAAACTTATCCTATATCTTGGATAATGGAGAGGAGGTGACCATACCAATTGGTCTAAACTTTTTTTGGCCTGACTATAACTAATGCCCCTGAGGCACGTTTAAATCTTTTTAAAATGATTCACCAAATACTATTTCATAGTAAAGGTGGATATGATTATCCCTCTGTTTATAATATGCCTATTTGGTTAAGAAAATTCACTTACTCAGAAATAAAAGATTTTTATGCTGAAGAGAAAAAATCATACGAAAATGCCAAAAGTGGAGGTAAAGGAACTAAAAATCTAATTAATGCTGACGGTAAAGTTAATACCCCTGCATTTACCGAAGCATCTAAACCCTATAGAGGTAAAACAAGTTATAAGTAACCATATTTATAATAAAATACCATTGTGTCTAAAAAACAAGAAGAAACAGCTAAAACTATAAAGGAATTAATAGCGGATCAAAATAGGCTATTTAAAGAACAACTTCGTATTGTTAAAGAACAAGCGGGTATTGAATCTGACTTATTATCTGATCAACAAGATATTTCTAATGTTATTAAAGACCAGATAACCAATTTAAAGTTTCAAAGAACAGAAAAGTCTTTACTTAGAAAAATTACTAATGATATAAATAAAATCTCCCAAGAATCCTATTCTATAGGAAAAAGACAATTAGGGGTAGATAAACAAAGTGAAATTTTTAGTAAACAAAAAGTTAGTTTAGAACAAAAAATTAGACTTTTAAAACAACAACAAGCTAAGTTTGGTAAAAGTCAAAATGAATTAGACCAAGATATAGCACAAACAATTAAACTACAAGTTGATGAAGCTACTAAATTAAAATTGCAAATAGATGGTATAGTAGAATCTTCACAAAGAATTAAAGATAATTTTGGAGTTAAAACATTTGGAAATTTAGCTACTGCCGTAAAATCCGTTCCAGGAATAACAGCTTTTTCTGCCCCTTTTGAGGCTGCATCTGAGGCAGCTTTAAATACCTCTCAAGATATAGAACATTCTCTTAAAACTGGAGAGGGTTTAACTAAAGATATGGTTAAAAAGCTTGGTTTAGCCGATAAATTAAAATCAAAGTCTGGAGAGACCCTAGCAGGTTCAGCTGCTTCTAAAAAATTCGATAAACTAGGTAAACCTGATGGTAAAAAATTACTAGGTGTTATTGATAGAAAAGGATTTATGTCAGCTATGTCTGGTATTAAATCACTAGCTAAATCCTTAAAAGCCGCCTTAGCTCCTGCAGTTTTACTAGCTGAACTATTAAAGGCTGTAATTGCTTCAGATGCAGCAGCAGGTGAAATGGCTAAGAGTATGAACATGACATATGCCGACTCTGTAAGAACCAGAGCTGAACTTACCCAAATGGCTAGTTCGCAGTTAGATATAACTGATATGTCTAAAGGTCATGCTGTTACTACAAAAGGTTTACAAGAAACCCTTTTAGTTGTCAATAAAACTCTTGGTACAGGTACAATGTTAAGTGAGGATATGCTAGTTCAGTTTACTCAAATGAGAAAAATGGCTGGGTTTACTAATGAAGAGCTAATGGGTATTGCTTCTATTTCATTAGCTACTGGAAAAGATATGGAGACCATTACAGGTGAATTTATGGCTCAAGCTACCATTTCAGCATCCCAAAACGGAGTACTTTTAAATGAAAAAGACTTATTAAAAGATATAGGAAAGGTATCAGCTGCTACTACATTATCATTTGGTAAAAACCCGGCATTAATAGCTGAGGCTGTAGCTACAGCTAAGTCCTTAGGTATGGAATTAGATAAAGTAGATGCCATAGCAAATAGTTTACTAGATTTTGAAAGTTCTATATCATCAGAATTAGAAGCTGAATTGTTATTAGGAAAAGATATTAATTTAGAAAAAGCAAGACAAGCAGCTTTAAATAATGATTTAGCAACAGTAGCAAAAGAAATATCTAACCAAATAGGTGATTCTGCAGAATTTTCTAAGATGAACAGAATACAACAGGAAGCCTTAGCTAAATCTGTTGGTATGAATAGAGAAGATTTAGCAAAAACCTTATACGTACAAGAACAATTAGTAGGTGCTACAGGTAAACAAGCAGAAGAAAAAGAAAAATTAATTAACGCCAGTATAGAGGCAATAGGATTAGAAGCAACCCAGAAAAAATTAGCAGACGAGGGAGTTGATGGTTTAAAAAACCAACAAAGTCAAGCAGAAAGGCTTGCTAATACAATAGATAAATTAAAAGAAGTATTTGTAACTTTAGCAGAACCTATTTTAGCTGTGGGGATGGCATTGACTCCATTAATTGAAGGTATAGGATTTATAGTTAGTGGTATAATGCATGTATCATCTTTAATTGGGGGATTTCTTGGAAAACTGAAAGAAATGGGAGCACTGGGTACAATTGTAGGTGGGATATTTGCTGTTTTAGCCGCCGCCTTAGCATATGGAGCTTTAGCTTGGATTCCTGTTGTAGGACCTGTTCTAGGTCTAGCAGCAGGAGCAGCTATAATGTCTGCATTTTATAACGCTTCTTCAGAGGCAGAAAGTGTAGGTGATATGTTTTCCTCCTCAGGTAGGACTATGGTTTCACCAGCAGAAGGAGGATTATTTGAACTATCAAAGAATGATGAATTTGCTGCTGCACCGGGATTAGGACAAATGTTAGCAGGAGGAAATACTTCACCTAATTCACAACCAGAAACAGTACAAAATAACACAGTTGTTGAAAGTAAAACAGATATGAGTACAACAAATGCCCTATTAGAAAAAATATTTAAGAAGACACCAGAAATGTCTCCTTTAGGTATGTACGAAGTACAATAATTTAATATTTATAATAAAACAAACAATTATGAGCTTATTAAACAAATTAATATCAGGTCAAGCTTCAGCTACAAGTCTGAATGGGTCAACGCCTAGTACACCAGAATTTGCAACGTCTACTTTACATAGACAATATTCTACCATAGGAAACCCAGATGCAGCAAATGTATCTCCAGTAAATGGAGTTTTACCTCCACCATCAACATTAGAGTCTCCAGCAGCACCTACAAGATATTTGGATAATCTTCCAACTTAAAAGTAGGATATGGCATTAGTTAACTTAACAACCAATCTTAAATCTTTAAGATATGGTAAGGATACAGTTGGAGGGGGTAATAGTAACCAACCCTATGTAAAAACATCAATTCCGGAAGACCTTTCTGATGTAGGAAGAACAGGTGGTCCAGATTTTTTACTAAGAGGGGGTACACTATTACCTAAGATTGTAGTTAACGATGTCTCAAGGATGACTAAAATGTTTTTCGATTTTAAATCTCCTAGAGGACCTTTATTCATAGCAAAACAAAATTTATTATCTTTAACTAACGTTAGTTCTCAAGTAGGGTATAAAGAATTTAAAGAATCGAATACACCCCCACCTGAAGGAACAGCTATTGGTAATCTTTTACGTAGTTTAGTACCCCCATTAAATCAGGGTATATATCTACCTTTATCTACAATAGGTCAAGCAGCAGGTAATGCTATAGGACTTCATTTAGATAAACAAGGTTTAGGATTTAATTTTAAAACTACAATTGGATCCCCTGATGGAAATTCTCTTTTAGGTTTACCTACATATTTAAATACTATTCATACTAATGCAACTGATGGTCCTAAAAGTAGATTATTTGGTTTACTTGACAAAGTTAATACAGATACTCAAGGTGTCAATGATTTATATTCTTATTCTGGGGGGCCAGGTGCTACTTTAGGTGTTGGTAAAACCAACATTAAAATGGTGAATGACCAAAGAACAGGTATTAATAATCCCAATACAACAAGAGAAAAACCAAAAGTAACTTGGGGGTCAGTAACTAGATTTAACACTTTTGCAAACCAATTTGATGTTAATAATTTTGGTAGTAATCCTTTATCACCTGCTAATCAAATAGGAAGTGGGGGTAAAACTTCTTATACTATAGGGGACATAAACATTAGTCCTACAGTAAATGATGAAAATTTAAGTAACGCTATAATTAATGATCAATTCCTTAGAGTAGGAGCAAGTGCGGCATATTTAGGAAATAGTTTTATTTTACAAAACGCAAATACTTCTATTAAAAACGCTTTTTTAGGAAATGGAAAAGTACAAACTTTTAGTGTTTATGAACAAAATGATGATCCTTTTTCATTGTCAACTAAAAATAATGGAAAGGCATTTAATAGTGGGATATTAGACAGAACCCCACAACTACAACTATCACAAGAACAAATATCAAGTAAAGAACCATTTTCTAAAACAGGAAATCAAAATAATATTACAAATTTTACTAAAAACATAGCACCTAATGGAAATCAATTTATTCCTAATAGTTTAAACTATGTTAATGATAATAAAATTGAAAACAGAGTTAACTTAGGAGACCCAGGTAAAAGAGCAAATAGAATAAGTTATACTATTGGTAGACAAGAAGAAGGACAAGATTTAACAGTATCACAAAATTCTGGTTATAAACAAGCTTTAGATAAAATTAATGCTTTACCTATATATCAATCAAGTTCACCTACCACAGATACTATTAAAAATGATTTAGTAAAATTTAGAATTGGAGTTATATCTAATTCAAACCCTAATCTAAAAACATATATTCATTTTAGAGCTTTTATTGATAGTATGAGCGATAATTTTACTGCTGAATGGCAAGATCAAGCATATATGGGTAGGGGTGAAAAATTTTATAAATACCAAGGGTTTGATAGACAAATATCTTTATCTTGGACTGTAGCAGCTCAATCAAAACAAGAATTAATACCAATGCATCAAAAGTTAAATTACTTAGCTTCGGTATGTGCCCCTGATTATTCACCAGAGGGTTATATGGGTGGAAACTTAATATCATTAACAATAGGTGGTTGGTGTTATGAACAAGTTGGTATAATGAAGGGGTTAAATTTAGAGATTCCAACAGAATCACCTTGGGAAATAGCTCTTCCTGATGAAGGAAATAAAGCCTTTGCACAAGATGGTTCAACTATACTAAGTGATGCTTCAGTTAAAGAATTACCTATGATAATTAAAGTTACTGGGTTTACCTTTATACCAATCCATGATTTTGTACCCGGAGTACAAAAGAATTTCTTTCCACTTAAAAATGGTTCTGAACTAAAAGGAGGTGGAACATTCGTTGGAGAATACGGACAAGAGCAGTATATTGGATTAGCAACAACAGGGGGTAAAAATAACTACTCAGGTGGTAAAGGTAATATTAATTATGTTCCCAGTAGAGTAGATGCTGTACCCACTAGTACTCTAAAATCTGATGGTATTGATTTTAATTCATTTTCAAGTTTTGAAACACCTAATTTATTAATATAATGGGAAGATATACAAGAAATAGAATATTAACAAAAACCGACCCAAACGGGACTAGAGGTATAAGATATTATAGGGGCGTAAAATACCCTGAAATTGCTTTATCCCCGGATGACATATATGTTTATGCTGAAGCGGGAGATAGGTTTGATATTTTAGCTAATGAGTACTATAGTGATCCTTCCCTATGGTGGATAATATCAACAGCAAATGGTTCATTCCCACAAGATACTTATTATTTACCATTAGGAATACAAATTAGGGTACCAACTAATATCGGTGCTATACAAAGTGCATATAATAAGTTAAATAAGTTTTAAGGATGAGTATAATAGGAGAATCAATTAATAATAGTGTCTCAAGTCAAATTTCAATACGACAGTATTTACATGGGAAACAAACCAGAAATAAATCTGATATTAGTGTATTAAGTAATAATAATGCTTGGTTAAAACTTGCTTCATCCGTAAGAGTTATAGGTCAAACAGTAAGTGAAAAATGTGGTGAAGAGTATAATGAAGAATCAATTCCTACTTACAATCCTACTACCGGAAAATTTGAAGAATTAGAATCAAATATCAGCGCAGGAGAACAAAAATTAAGAGATATAGGGTTAGATAACACAAGTAAATTTACAGGAAACCAATTAGCAAGAAAAGCTATTTTATTTAACACCCTTTCAGAATTATCACCAGATGGGGGTAACACTTATATTAATAGGTCTGGAGTATCTAAAACTAATAGCTTATGGAATAACAGTAGTTATGGTTTAGGAGGGACAGATTTTGGTCTTGTACCTAGCCCGGGTTTAATCTCAGCTAAAATCGACTGTAAAAATAGGGGTTCAATTCGAGAAGCAACAATAGAATTAAAGGCTTATAATAAATTTCAATTTGAGTTAATAGAACTTTTATACTTAAAGTTAGGGTATACTATGTTATTAGAATGGGGGTGGAGTAAATACGTAGACAATAGTGGAACTTTAAAATTTGTTGAAAATACATTAATCGAAGATATGTGGTTTAATGATAAGAATAACTTTAATGAAATAATTAAAGAAATTAGCACTTATCAAAGAAAATATAGTTCTAACTATGATGGGTTTTTAGGGAAAGTAGTTAACTTTGATTGGAATTTTCAACCCGATGGTACTTATAATATAACTTTAAAATTAATTACTATAGGGGATGTTATAGAATCCCTAAAAGTAAAACTACCATCAGATCTGGTATCTGCGGCATCTTTAAAGAGAACCCTTGAAAAGGGTAATGCACAAACCGCTCAACTAAAGACTGTATCAAGTCCTATTATAACTAATGCAGGATCTTCTACCTTATCCCTTAATTTATTTAACGATATAGCTTCAAGTAAACCTGACTTTTGGAGTGGTAACCAAACGAATTATTTTTCTTTATTTTCTAATTTAAAAGAAACAGATTCATTTGGAACAGAAATAGATTACGTAATAAGAAAAAAATACAAAAGTAATGAAGATGACCAATTCCGCCCTACGGGAGTAGATAGTAACAAATATACTTATTATTTAACTTTTAGGGAGTTACTAGCAAAATTAGAAAAATATTGCATCCCTTCTATTAATACGGATAAAGTTCTTACTTTTGATACAAGTACTGAAAGTATATGCTCTACTTTTATTAACCAAATTTCCTTTAATCCTAAAATATGTTTAATTAAACCTGCTTTTACTTCAGCACTAAATATATCAACCCCCCAGGAACTTAAAGATAAAAAATTAGGTGTTAAAAACTTTTATAAGGCATTTGCTAAATTGAAAAATTTTACAATTCAAGAAGAAGAAACCAATATAATATATGGGGATATTATGAATATTTATCTTAATTATGATTTTGTTTCAACCATTTTAGAAAAAAATACTAAAGATGGTAATATCACTCTTTTTAAGTTTTTATCAAGTATATGTGATGGTATAAATGATTCTTTAGGAAACCTTAATAAATTAGAACCAATTATACAAGATGATAACGTAATTAAAATAATAGATCAAAACCCTATCCCCGGAATAGAAAAGTCTACAAACTTTGGGTGTAGATTTGTAGAAACTCCCACCTCCTTTGAAATTTATGGGTATAACTATAGTGATAATACAAAATCAACATCAAATTTTGTAAGGGATTTTGGATTTAGAACTAAAATAGGCCCAGAATTAGCAAGTATGATTACTATTGGAGCAACAGCACAAAATGAATCCACTAAAAATTATGATGGGACGTCTTTTTCTAAATGGACTGAAGGATTAAAGGATGCGTATGCTGTTGATTATGATGATCCTGAGGATGCTGAACTTACACCTCCAAAAATCCAACCCGAATTTTATCCTTTCACTTCTGAACAAGTTCAAAAAATGTATGAGCATTTTAACGAAGCGGATATTGATTTTTTCTATGGTCCTGATTTTCTTTCTTATAGTAACGTTCTATTCGATTTACCAACTTGGAGAAAACAAGAAATCACTTATGTAGGAACTTATAAGGGTACGGGTACAAGAGATATAGACAAAAGATGTCCTGTTACTAAAAGAACATACAGTAATGTTACATGGGCCAAATATTTTCTTGAAGCAAAAACTAGTTACATTAAAACACTTGCTAAAAGAGAAAAAGATGATTTACCTGAAGATTTAAATATTCAAAGTTATGTACAATGGTTAATTAATGCCCTTGGTGGAAAATTAAATGGAAGAACTATTGAGGAACCTTTATACTTTTATTTTAATAGTGATTTTTATAAAATAGGAAGTTCTTTATTTAAGGGTTTTATAAACCAAATCAACACTCAAGTATATGAAAAGGGGAATAAATTAGTTCCTTCAAATACTATAGGGTTTATTCCTATGGATTTAAATTTAACTATTGATGGGTTATCGGGGATTAAAATATTTAATGCCCTAGATGTTAATCAAAGATTCTTACCTAAGGCATACAGTACCTCCTTAAAATTTATAATTACAAAAGTAAACCATGAAATATCTAATAATAATTGGGGAACATCTTTAGGTACAATAGTAGTACCTAAAATAAACGAAATTACTCCTTATATTTTTTCTATACCAGAAGAGAATTTAAAAAAACAAACAGCACGTAATAGCCGTTATGAAGAACTCCCAGTATTAACTTCATTTCCTTCTTCAAAATTAACTTATGTTAAAGCAAAAGAAATATTACTTAGAATTGCGGGTGAAGATTTAGGACTTGCTATATTTGCTATACTATGGTCTGAAGCTAGTAAAAGTAATGGATCCTTTAATTCAGCAGGGGGTAATAATTATTCTGGAGTCCAAACAGATAGTGGAGTTTGGGGAGGTAGTAAAGATAGTATATCAAGTAAACTCATAGTAGCTAGATTCTCTAGAGAAGATGCAGTAAGCTTAAGAGAATTTGCAGCTTTTGAAAACGATGAAAACTTCCTAAAATTTATGCAGAATAGGGTTAGTGCTAAAGGTTTTACATCAAATCCTTATAATTGGACTACAACTTATATTAATAAATGGTGGTCCCCTGAAGGAAAAGAAAATTTTACCTCAGACTCTCCTACATATAAAACCAAATTATCATTTTTCCAATCAGCTAAAAAAACATGGGATAATATCTAAAAATATAAATTAAACAATGTACTACCCAAAATCACAATTAACTACTAATTTATCTACTAATGGGAAAGAATACCAATTAGTAGATACCGGTGAATCCTATGTTGGGTCTTATTTTAAAACATCTGATGGTAAATATTATACTGGTAAAACCCCCCAAGATGGTAATAACCAACAATTAGTAAGGTTATTTCAAGACACCCCAAATTCACCATCACTTCCTTCTGATAGCGATCCTACTTTTCCCCAAACAGAAGTTCCTATAGGATATAGTTTATCAACATCATCCTCTCCCATTTCAATTACCACCCCAAAAGGAAATATAGTTTTCCCAACTGAAGGAGAATATGAGACTGGAGAATATCAAAGATATTTTTTAAAACACAATGTTAATAATAATTACTTAGAAGTTAACCAACTAACCTATAATAATTTCTTTAATCAAAATCCAATTGTACCATTTCAGTTATATACTGCTATTAAAATAGATTGGATATTAGTAGGTAAACCAATAGAGGTTTATAATATTAATAGAAATATAGCTCTACTATATGAAAAAGAAAAAAATATTAGAGGGTTTTCAAATTTCTTTAAAGGTAGGTATTTAAAATATTTTCGCCCTTTAAAAAATGAATATTATACAACTAAAGGAGGAGAATTAAGGGTTCAAGATACAAATGAAAATTATGCGGGTAATTATCATGTATATTCAACTAGGGGAGTAATTATGGAAGGTAAATTTCATTCTGCCTCCCCACATAGAGTCTTAATCCCATTTGAAGGTGAAGAAATTGCTAAAAATATAATACCTCCTACTATAAGTAGGGAGGTAGGTACTTCAATAAGAAAAAACTACTAAAAAACTAGGCTACCGCATAAATTAATCGTATATTTACCTATAAATAAAGGTATATGTACTGGTTGATAGAAAATGAGGAGCAATTAAAGGTTTTATTAAATAGTGGTTTTAAAGAGGCATTTGTCGAAGTAATCCCCTATAATGATACAATCCACCCAACTTTAAACAAGGTTAGCCTTGTGTATATTAGACCAATTAACGCACATAAAGGGTTTATGGTATGCGTTAAGCACAATGAAGGTTTAAATGCTTTAGATACGGATGTATACACATTATTGAGCAAATTTGATGTGTTGTATTGCCGTGATAAGAAAGAGATACTACATTATTACTCTCTAAAAACTCTTTATGACATAACCGCACCTCCTCATACGTATATACGACCAACTACCAAAGCACATGAAATATTTTATAACCAACATAAGGATGAAATTTGCGTAAACGCTATTATCCCGATTGTTAAACATTATGAATTGTGTGAACACATTTTTGAAGATCTAAAAACGAATATTAACAGACCTAAAACTAAATATGATGAATTCTTTAATACTAAAGTATCCTTGGTATTCAACTACCTCGAACGAAGTGGAATACAAATACACAAACCAACCTTCGAAGAACACTTCCATAAAATTGATGGTGAACGAACATACACTCAGTACAACCTTCGGACAACCACAACACGACCTTCAAACAAATTTAAAAACGTAAATTATGCAGCTCTCTCACATAAAAACGGGTGTAGAAAAAGTTTTATACCGAGTAATAACAGGTTTATTGACATTGATATTAGTGCCTACCATCCTAGCTTGTCTTGTCGCCTCATTGATTATAATTTCCCCTCTGTTGATATTCACAGCCATTTACAAACGTTATATAAAGTGGACTACGCTAAGTCTAAAGAATTAACTTTTAAACAACTATACGGAGGAGTATTTAAGGAATACAAACACCTAGAATTTTTTAAGAAAATTGATATATACGTAAAAGAACTCTGGAATAAATTTGAAAGCGAAGGGGAGATAACGTGTCCAATTTCTAGTTTTGTGTATAAAAAAGAAAATTTGGAGGAAATGAATCCACAAAAACTTTTTAATTATTTGCTGCAAAATTTGGAGACGTCAATGAACGTTTGTATATTATGGGATATGATAACAATATTGAGAAATAAGAAGTCTCAATTGGTATTATACACATATGATTCGTTCTTAATTGATTGGGATGAAAGTGAAAAACAAGTAATAGAAGATATAAAAGATATATTTACTAAATATAAATTAAATATAAAAACAAAAGAAGGTTATGACTACGATTTTAAATAATTCTCCAAATACGTATAATACGAACTATGATGTTATAACGTCATTCCAAAACATAGGAGATTTGAACAATAAGTTATTTTGTACCTTCACAAATTTAGAGAATTTAGATTCTTTATTAGAAGAGATTACAAGCAGATACACCATTATATACAATAAAATGTTTGTCCTCGAGATCGTGGGCAAAGATGAATATGTTGTAACTTATAATGTAGACCAAGGAAATATACAAACAATTCCAGAAAACACTATATTAGTACATAGAAAAAAAGAATCTAACACTTTATACACTATTAATGCCCTTAACGAGTTAATTAAGAAGTTAAATGGGGGTGTTGTAGATACTAAATATCAAATAGATTGGCAACATTATAGAAATTGTGTTTTACTTACACAACATAATGATTTAAACCAATTGAATACAAAAATATATAAAATAATCGAAGTATAATTTGGTTCCCCAAAATATAGTTCGTATATTAGTTACATATAAACAGTTATAATTAAAAATAAGTTACATTATGGATTTAAATGCCTTAAAAGCAAAATTGGATACACTCCAATCGAAACCACAAGCTGGTGGAAAAATTGATTACACAACCATTTTTTGGAGACCTACAGTAGGTAAACAACAAATTAGAATCGTACCATCTGCGTATGATTCCTCAAACCCATTTACAGAATTAAAATTCTATTATGGTATTACCAATAAGGTAATGATTTCACCTACTAATTTTGGTGAAAAAGACCCAATTGCACTCTTCGCAGCAAAACTTAGAGAAGAGTATACTAAAGAAAATTATGTACTAGCTAAAAAGTTAGATGCTAAAAACCGTATTTTCGTTCCTGTAGTAGTACGTGGAGAAGAAGATAAAGGTGTTAGATTATGGCAATTTGGTAAACAAGTATATGAAGAATTATTAGCACTAGCTGTTGATGATGAAATCGGAGATTACACTGATATTGTAAATGGTAGAGACCTTACAGTTGAAACAGTAGGACCAGAATCAACAGGTACTCCTTATAATAAATCATCAGTACGTGTTAGATTAAAAACATCACCTCTTAGTGAAGATGCTAAACAAGTAGAACAATGGACTAGTGAACAACCAAACCCTAAAGAAGGATTATTTAAATCATATTCATTTGATGAAATGAAATCCGCTTTAGAAAAATGGTTAGCACCTGAAGAAGGAGGGGACGAAGTAGTAACTGAAGCACCTGTTGCAACACCATCTACTTCTAATTTTAGTTTAGATACTAGTAATGTTAAGAAAAACAAAGCAGATCAATTTGATGCTTTATTTCCTGAAGATTCAACAACTCCAAAAGATGATCTTCCTTTCTAAATATGGCGAAAAAAATATCAAAGTCTCTCTCGGCAGCAGTGTCTGCCGAGATTAAGAGCAAATTTGATTTAAATAAATTTAAATCTTCTAAAGGTTTAGATAAAAACGTCAAATTTAAAGAACAAAAATGGATACCACTATCTCCCGCTTTTCAAGAAATATCTGGAGTACCTGGAGTACCAATGGGACATATCTCATTGCTTAGAGGACATTCTGATACAGGAAAAACTACTGCTTTACTAGAAGCAGCAGTATCGGCACAAAAAATGGGTGTATTACCTGTTTTTATTATTACCGAGATGAAATGGAATTGGGAACATGCAGCTCAAATGGGATTACAAGTTAACCTAATTAAAGATGATGAGGATAATGTTGTAGATTATGAAGGTAACTTTATTTATGTTGATAGGGAAACATTACATACAATCGAAGACGTAGCAGCCTTTATTATGGATCTACAGAATGAACAGAAAAAAGGTAATTTACCTTATGATTTAGCATTCTTTTGGGATTCAATCGGTTCTATTCCTTGTGCAATGTCAGTTGAAAAACTAAAAAATAACAATGAATGGAATGCAGGAGCAATGTCAACACAATTTGGTAATACAGTTAATCAAAGTATTGTAATGTCTCGCAAAGAATCATCACCATTTACTAATACACTTTGTTGTATTAATAAAGTATGGACAGCAAAAGCTGAATCTCCTATGGGTCAGCCAAAAATGATGAATAAAGGTGGAATGGCTATGTGGTATGATGCAACATTCGTAGTTACGTTTGGAAACGTCTCTAATGCTGGAACATCTAAAATTAAAGCAATTAAAGGTGGTAAGCAAGTGGAATGGGGTAAAAGAACAAACTTACAAATTGATAAAAACCATGTTAATGGTATGCAATCAAGAGGTAAAATTGTTATGACAAACCATGGCTTTATACAAGATACTGATAAAGATAAGAACGCCTACAAGAAAGAACATTCAGATGAATGGACAAAAATCTTAGGTGGAGGAACATTCAAAATTGTAGAAGATCAAGAAGATGTAACACCTGTTCTGTTTGACCAAGCAGACATCTAAAAACAAAACATGAAACATAAAGATTTATTTAAGCTCCTGGATACAGTTCAGGAGCAAGGGGAAGAAACTCCTTTGAAAAGACATGATAGAGTATTAATCCTAGACGGTTTAAATTTATTTTTTAGGAATTTTGCTATGATGAATATGGTTAATCCTGATGGAGTTCATATTGGGGGGTTAGGTGGTTTTTTCCGTTCTTTAGGTGCCATGATTAGACAAACAAATCCAACATCTGTTTATGTAGTATTCGACGGAGCAGGTTCAACAGTAAATCGTAAGAACCTGCTCTCCGAGTACAAGGGAACAAGAAATTTATCTAGAATTACTAATTGGGAAGCATTTGACAATATTGAGGAAGAACATGACTCAAAAATTGACCAAATAGTACGTATAATACAGTATTTAAAACTATTACCTGTTAAAACCACCATACTCGATAAAGTCGAAGCTGATGACATTATAGCCGTGTTAGCTGAAAAACTTGTAGAAAAACATAATTCAACTTGTTTTATAGTATCTAGTGATAAGGATTTCCTACAGTTAGTAACTGATAAGATTATTGTATATAGACCAATGGAGAAAGAATATTATACTCCAAAAGTTGTAGAAGAAAAATTTGGGTTATTACCTCACAACTTTATTTTACATAAAACTCTATTAGGTGACAACTCAGATAATATTAGAGGGATTAAGGGTTTAGGTGCTAAAGGCATATTTAAAAAATTTCCTGAATTAAAAACAGAAGAATTAACACTTCAAGACATTTTCGATATATCTGCTAGGAAATTTAAGGAACATATCGTATATTCACGCATAGTTCAGGAACAAGATAGAATTGAGACAAATTATAAAGTTATGGATTTAAGTACCCCTATGATTGATAATAGAGGAAAAGAACATATCGATAATTTAATTGATGAAGAATTACCTGATTTAAATTCTGAAATGTTTATATCATTTTACAATGAAGACAAATTAGGGGGGATGATAAGAAATTTAGATATGTGGATTAAAGATATATTTTCTAAATTTCCAGTATACAAACAATAATAAAATAAAAAGGTTATATGACACTTCACACGCTTAATCAATATGGAACAGATTTTCAAGTAAAAGCTATTTCATCCCTTTTAACTCACAAAGAGTTTTTAGTTAATATACATGATATTATTAGTGAAGAATACTTTGAGAATAGTGCCCATAAATGGATTATTAAAGAGATTTTAAAATATTATGATAAATACCATACTACCCCCAATTTAGAAACATTAAAAATTGAGTTAAAGAAAGTAGATAATGACGTACTTCAAATATCATTAAAAGAACAATTAAAACAGGCATATGTAGCCTCGGATGAAGATTTAGAATATGTTCAAGAAGAATTTACTAACTTTTGTAAAAACCAACAATTAAAAAGAGCTTTAATGACATCAGTTGATTTATTAAAAGCTGGTGATTTTGAAGCAATAAGGGGATTAGTTGACAACGCCTTAAAAGCAGGACAAGATAAAAATTTAGGACATGAATACTTTAAAGATATTGAAGATCGTTACAGAGAAAATACAAGAAAAATTATACCTACTCCATGGAATCTCGTTAATGGTATATTACAGGGTGGACTTGGAAATGGCGATTTTGGTCTTATATTTGGTAACCCAGGAGGTGGTAAATCTTGGTCATTAGTAGCTTTAGGAGGACATGCTGTTAAATGTGGTTATACAGTTTTACATTACACTCTTGAACTTGGGGAAGATTATGTTGGAAAAAGATATGATGCTTTCTTTACAGGTATAGATGTTAGTGATAGTGTAAAACTAAAACCTAAAGCAATGGAGTTAATTCCTGATTTACCAGGTAAATTAATTATTAAAGAATTCCCTACAGGACGCGCAACAGTGTCCACAATTGAGTCCCATATTAAAAAATGTGAGGGAATGGGAATGAAAGCTGATTTAGTAATAATTGATTATGTTGACTTACTTTCATCAAAAAAGCAAAATCGTGAACGAAAAGATGAAATTGATGATATTTATGTCAGTACAAAGGGATTAGCTAGAACACTTAACATACCTATTTGGTCAGTATCTCAAGTTAATAGAGCAGGTGCAAATGATGATATTATAGAAGGAGATAAGGCAGCAGGTTCTTATGATAAACTTATGATTACTGATTTTTGTATGTCTCTATCTCGTAAAAAGGAAGATAAAGTAAATGGAACTGGAAGGTTTCATATTATGAAAAATCGATATGGGCAAGATGGTATTACATATGGTGTTGAAGCAGATACAAGTACAGGACATTTTAAAGTAACCCAAAATTATTTACCATCAGGAGATGATGAAGAAAAAACATGGTCACCTAGTACTAGATCTAATAGTCTTGATGATACTGATTTTCAAACAAAAAAGAAATTAGCAGAGAAATACAATTCTGCTTTTTTTGACTTAAAAACTTAAATTAAATAATAAATGGCAAAAAAAGACATCACACAAGAAAGAATTGTTTACAAACCTTTCGAATACCAACAAGCCTCGGATTATTGGCTTAAACAACAACAAGCACACTGGTTGCATACCGAAGTTCCAATGATGAGTGATGTTAATGATTGGAAACAAAATTTAGAACCCCATGAAAAAAACATTATTGGTACAATTTTAAAAGGTTTTGCTCAAACCGAAACTGTAGTAAATGATTATTGGACTACCTTAGTAACAAGTTGGTTTAGGAAACCTGAAATAATTAAAATGGCTGTTACATTTGGGGCATTTGAAACTATTCATGCTGAAGCTTATTCTTTATTAAACGAGGAATTAGGATTAGACAATTTTGCAGAATTTCTAGAAGATGAAGCTACTATGGCAAAAATAGAAGCATTAACTGAAGTAAGAGATTCTCATGATGGTACTCCTAATTGGCATGAAAGAGCAAAATCCTTAGCAGTTTTTTCTGCTTTTACGGAAGGAGTTAATTTATTTTCTTCATTTGCCGTATTACTTTCTTTTAAATTAGATAATAAACTTAAAGGAGTAGGACAAATAGTTGAGTGGAGTATTAGAGATGAATCATTACATTCAGAAGCAGGGTGTTGGTTATTTAGAACATTAATGCAAGAACACCCAGAATACAACACACCAGAATTACAAGCTGATATAGAAGAAGCAGCTAAATTATCTTTAAAATTAGAATTAGATTTTATTGATAAAGTATATGAAATGGGGGATTTAAAAGGTTGCCCTAAATATGATTTAGTATCATTTATTAAACATAGAGTAAACACTAAAATGAGTGATTTAGGATATGGACCTATTGTAAATGGAATAGATAGGGATGCAGTAAAAAGAATGAAATGGTTTGATAGTTTATCAGCAGGTAAACAACACACAGATTTTTTCGCAAACCGAGTAACAAATTATAGTAAAGGTGTTCAAAATTGGGACGCCGAATCGTTATTTTAATAATTAATTAATAAATAAAAACAAAAAACAAATATGCTAGTAGAAATGACTTTAGCACAAGCTGAATATTTAATTGGAATAGTAGATAATAATAAGGGTGAATACCATTCGTCCTTTAAGGTTGAAGAATTATTAAGTACCTTTAGAAGAGCCATAAAAAAAGAAGCAGATTTTCACTCCCAATCAATAAGTAAAGTAATAGAACAAATGGAAACCTCAACAACAATAGATATAGGGGTTTTAAGTTCGTTAAAACAACACAAAGACAAAATTGAGGAAAGATCAAATACTACAAAATATAAGTATTTTGATAAAGAGACAGGTAGAGAGAAAGATGAGATTGGTAAATAAGTTTCCAAGCAATGAAAAAATTAATATGGGAATATTGGATTAAGCCTTGGGGTGGAAATCTTTAAAAGATTAAAAATACATAAATGGAAAACAACGCATTACAAGTAGATTATACAAATTGGGAAAAAGGTAAAAACTACCCAGAATGGATGGACGAAATTTCCCTAGCAACTATTTCTAAAGGTTATTTATTACCTGGAGAAGATGTGAAAAAAGCATATAGAAGAGTTTCTAACGCCTCTGCTAATAGACTTAAAAAACCTGAATTAGCTAACAAATTCTTTAAAATCATGTGGAATGGTTGGTTAGGATTAGCATCACCTGTGTTGTCAAATATGGGTACAGATAGAGGTTTACCAATTTCGTGTTTTGGTGTTGATACACCTGATTCAATACGTGGAATCGGTTTAACTAACGCAGAACTAATGAAGTTAACCGCCTCTGGTGGTGGTGTAGGTATTTCATTAAATCGCATCAGAGAACGTGGAACTGAAATCTCCGGAAATGGTAAAAGTGAAGGTGTAGTACCATGGGCTAAAATATTTGATTCATCAATTATTGCTACTAACCAAGGAAATGTTAGAAGAGGAGCAGCATCTGTTAATTTAGATATAGAACATGGAGATATAGAAGAATTTTTACAAATTCGTAGACCTAAAGGTGATCCAAATAGACAATGTTTAAATTTACATCAATGTGTTGTTGTAGGTGATTCATTTATGAGAAAATTAGAAGCAAGAGACCCAGAAGCAATGAATAGATGGGCTACTGTTTTAAAATCAAGAATGGAAACAGGTGAACCTTATATAATGTATAAGGATAATGTTAACAAGGATAACCCAATAGCCTATAGACTAAACAATTTAGATGTAAGTATGACAAATATTTGTTCTGAAATTACATTATTTACCGATGAAGAGCATAGTTTTATTTGTTGTTTATCATCTATGAATTTATCTAAATATGATGAATGGAAAGATACAGATACTGTTGAATTAGCTACTTGGTTTTTAGATGGTGTGATGCAGGAATTTATTGATAAATCTGCTGGTAAAGATTCATTACAAAGAACTTATAATCATGCTCGTAAGGGACGTGCTTTAGGTTTAGGTGTAATGGGTTGGCATTCATTTTTACAACAAAAAGGTTTACCATTTAATTCTATTGCTTCAACTGCCCATACTAAAAATATATTTTCTGATATTAGAAGCAAAGCAGAAAAGGCATCAATGGATTTAGCAGCTGAATATGGAGAACCTTTATGGTGTAGAGGAACAGGTATGAGAAATACTCATTTATTAGCTATTGCACCCACAGTATCAAATTCAGTAATTGTAGGAGGGATTAGTGCGGGTATCGAACCTTTACCCGCAAACATTTATACATTCAATGGTGCTAAAGGAACATTCATTAGAAAAAATAAAGAACTACAGAAAATTTTAATTGAAAAAGGTGAAGATAAGGACAAATGGTGGGATCAAATGTTAACAGAAGATGGATCATCCCAAGGTCTACCAGATAATGTTTTAACCCCAGATGAAAAAGAATTATTTTTAACCTTCCCTGAAATAAATCAATTAGAATTAGTTAGACAAGCAGCAATTAGACAAAGATATATTGATCAAACACAATCATTAAATTTATCTTTTGACGTAAACGATTCCCCAAAATGGATAAATCAAGTACATTTAGAAGGATGGAAATTAGGAATTAAAACATTTTACTACCTAAGAACAGATTCAGTTATTAAGGGTGATTTAGGATCCAGAATGGCAGATTGTGTAAGTTGTGATGGTTAGTAAAAATTTACATATGTATAAACACAATCATTATTATTAATTAAAATTAAATAAAATGGCTAGAAAAGCAAAAGCAAAAAAAGTAGTAAAAAAACCAGTAAAAATCAGTTGGTTTAAGAAAACATTCAATGCTGTAAAGGGTTGGATAGTAGGAAATGGAATTGAGGGGATTTTAGGATTAATCGCAGGATTATTACTTTGGTCTTTTGGGTTTAAAATCTATGCAGGAGTCGCATTTGGTGTATTTGCTACGCGAAATTGGGACTTATTTAAAAATTGGATTATAAGCTTAAAAAATAAAATCTAATTTATTATAAAAATTTTAAAAAAAATTAAAAAAGGGTGCATTAGCACCCTCTTTTTTTATATTTATTATCAAATATAATGTTATTTCTAATGTAGTTATCTCTTTAACTTTAAATTTAAACTATATGAAAAAAATATTAACATTAGTATTTATATTCCTTTATATTGTACCTTCTTTTGGTCAAGAAGATAAATCTAACCTATTTAAATCTATATATAAAGATTTTTTAAAATATGGAACAATATATGCTGCTGGAGATATATCTAATTCGATTGAAGCAGCTGAACCCACTTATTTTTTAAGGACAAATCCTGATGGAAGTCTATATTCTATCCCTGATGTAGTTAATAATACTGAAGTGTTTCCTTTCGATTATAGATATGGATTTGGTATTAGAAAATTAGCTAGATTTGACTATGAAAGAAAACCTAAAAATTATTATGATGGTACAGAAGAACAGTTAGTATTTTCTGCCCCAACATCAGCGGTTCAAGGGTTAGAGTATCAATTCCATTTTGAAAAGGAAAGATGGAGAGGTGAGGATTTTACTAATTATAATTTTTTCTTAAAACACACAGGTAAGTATCATATCGCAAAAGTACAATCCAGAGAAGTAGGTAAAATTAATTTAAATTACAATTCAGCAGAACTTAGAGCTAGGTTACCAATAGGAAAAAAATTCTCTTTTTCAGCAGGTGCTATATTAAGAGGACATGAACGAGCTTATGGTTATAACCCATCTGAAATATGGTTAAATGAGTTAGATGAAAATGGAAACCCATTAAACCCATGGTATACATTAGGATTTATGTATGGTTATGATGATATATTTTATACTTCTACAGATGAAAATGGTAATGTAACTAACGATTGGTGTTGGGTTGATGAAAATGGTGTTCAAGTAGCCCATTCAGATTTATCATTTAGAGAAAAAGTAATGCCTAGTTTAATGAATAGATTTAATGGAGAAGCTTGGGATTTATTAGATCCATGGATGGAAATTGCCCCTATAGTAGGAGTAGATTTTTACCACTATAAAAGAAATTTTTGGTTACATGCTTACGCTAATTATATATTACCTGCCCACCAATATATTGCGGGAGAAAAAGAATTTAGCTATTTAAATAGAAATAATTGGGGTAAAGGTGGATTAGTACAAGATGCAGAATTGGAACAATGGCATGATTATTCTTTTGGAGCTTCACTTGGAGCCAAATTAGGGAAAAATCTTGGCATATTTATAGAAGGTGAATATTCCCAAATGTGGGATAGTAAACTATATCAAACAACATTCGGATTAAATTATACATTCAAATAAAAAATGGCAAAACAAATAGGCGAAGATACTAAAGTAATCCTCGATTTAAAAACAATAGCAATGATAGTAGGATTTGTAGTCTCATTATCTACAGTATGGTTTACATTAAAAGCAGATATTGCTAGAGCAATGGTTCTACCAGAGCCCGTTATCGAAAGAGTTGAATACGACTTAAAAGATGAGTTGGTTCGTCAAACAATAATGGATACTCAAGAAGATGTAGAAATGCTTTTAGAAAAATTTGACAAACTAGAAGAACGTCTATATGAGTTATCTAAAAAACCATAAAATGAAAAACATTATTTTTCTATTATTAATAACCCTTCCTATATTTTCTATTGCACAATCTCAATATGAAGTAACTCCTAAAAAATACTGGATTGATGATACTAATTTTGAAGATAAAATTGATCCTAAAGATGCATTTGGAGATGATGATTCTCCTTTAGTTATAGTAGAATTTTGGGCTAAATTTAATGAAGATAACTGTTTTAAAGATTGGAATAAATTAAAAAATGTTACTTACTATAGAGTAGATATAGCAACAGCCCCAATAGCTAGAAAAAAATATAGAGTTAGAATGGCCCCTACATTGATCTTATTTGTAGATGGAGTTAAAACTGATGTATTTAAAGCAGGTTTAGATTTAGTACTTAAAGAAGATCTACTCGAAATACAATCCTCGATTGACGAAGCAAAGCTTTCTAGTCAATTTTAATATTTATAATAAAATTAAGTTTCACCAAAAAGTTACCTTATGTTGAATAAATTAAAACAAAAATGGATGGCATTTAGAGATATTTTTAAAGACAGCAATGACATAAATGAAAAAACCGTAGTAGGTTTTGCTTCCTTTGCTATTATGACTATATTTGCAATTGTAGATTTAGTAACTGGTTACTTTGGAAAAGATTTGGTTATTAACGAATTTATTTACGACTCGTTCTTATTTATTACTCTGGGTAGTTTTGGTATTGCTGAATTAGGTAATATCTTTAAGAAAAGAAAATAATATGAATTGTTATACAAGAGAACAAATTGAAGAAGCAATGAAATGTAAAGACTATAAGTACTTTACTGGAGGTGATTATGATGTTAATATTATAGGAATTAGAAATTCAGAAACTAAAAATAGAGTTACTAATTCATTTGATGACTGCGTTACAATATCATATAAAGTAGAAGGTGAGTGGCAATTCCATTGTTTTAAAGCTACTACAGACCCTGGAACACATTGGGTAGAAAATGTAATGAATGAAGATGGAGTAGCAATACTTAAACCTGGTCAATATAGAGGTTCTCATAAATTAAGATTACATGCTGGTAAATATTTAGCTTTAGGACAACAAAAACCAGTTAAAGTATATCGAGACAATAATAGAGATAATAACTATGACTTATTAGAAGAAAATGTACAGGAAGGTATATTTGGAATTAACATTCATAGAGCAACTAGCAGATCAGGTGGTACTTCTACTAGAATAGATAAATGGTCAGCTGGGTGTCAAGTTATAGCGGATAACGATGATTGGTATGAATTTTTAGATATATGCCAAACAGCAAGAGAAATTTGGGGTAACTCATTTACTTATACCCTCCTAGAAAGTAAAGATATAGTATAATTACTTGGAATCTAGATAGATTTTTCTTATATTTATCACCATGTATACATATAACGCAAAATTAGATCGAGTCGTCGATGGGGATACCATTGACGCCTTAGTAGACTTAGGATTTAATACTTGGAAAAAAGTAAGAATCCGAATGATGGGTATAGACGCTCCAGAATCAAGAACCAGAGATTTAGAGGAAAAAAAATTAGGACTGGCTGCTAAGGCTAGACTTATTGAACTAATAGAAAGCAATGACTTTTTGTTTACCTTAAAATCTCATGGTGTAGGTAAATTTGGAAGATGCCTAGGTGAAATTTTTATAGAAGAAGAGATTAGTATTAACCAAACTTTAATAAATGAAGGACACGCAACACAATACAATGGGGGTACTAGGTAAAATAAAACAAGGAATGTTTCCATTCCTAATAGCCTTTTCGGCTTTATCAGTCTCAACTTCAGCCGCTTTCTATTCAGTAAGTGGTCTTAGCAAATTATTTGCTGGAGCTTCTCTAGAGGTTATTATAATGGCAGGTTCATTGGAATTTGCTAAATTAGTAACAGCTTCATTATTGTACCAATATTGGGATACAATTAATAAAACTTTACGAACTTATTTATCTATAGCTACTATAATATTAGTATTAATTACTAGTATGGGTATTTATGGCTTTTTAAGTGCTGCATATCAAGAAACATATTCTAAACTATCAGCAGTAGAAAATCAAAAAGGGTTTATCCAACAAAAAATTGACTTTTACCAAAATGATGTAACACGATATGACACGGAAATTGAAAGAATATCTAGTAATATTAGTACTTTATCTAATGCAAAAGCTTCGACCATCCAAGTACGAGACACCTCGGTATCTGGAGGCTTTAGACAAACAATCTCCACAACTGAGCTTAGAATGGCGCAAAGTCGTATTAATACTGAGGAGGAAAATCGTAAGTTGGCGCAATCAAAACGAATAATATCCTCAGATAGTTTACAAAAGTTTCAATTACAAGTATTGGAACTTGACAATAACACCGAAGTAGCTGGTGAACTAGGACCACTGCAGTATCTATCGAGTTTGACGGGTTATCCCATGGATAAAATTATAAATGTGCTACTACTTATTATAATTTTTGTATTTGATCCCTTAGCAATATCTCTAGTAGTTGCTGCAAATTTTGCTTTTGATAAAGCTTACCCAAAAAGAAAATATAAAGAAAACTTATATGGGGAAAGAGTAGAAGATATTATAGTTAAAGATTCTGAGGAAATAAAGACTAATAAAGAATTTATGGATAATCTTGATAAAATTGAAAAAATTAAAGATTGGGAAAAAGCTGAAGAAAGAATGAATATAATAGGCCAAAATGGAAATGATGGAGAACATTATGAAGATATAAAGATTGACCCTAATTTAAAGTTATTTCAAAAAGATGGAAAAGAAATGAATTTAAAAGAATATATACAAAAATTTCAAAAAGGTCCAAGTGACGACGAAACTAAAACTTATTAAATATGAGCAGTAAATTTTTTAATAGTAAACTAAACAATAAAAATAACAACAAAAACCATACACCTAAAAATTCCCAACGTTCAAGTGCTAAAAAAACTATAGTCCAAAAAGCAGGGAGGGGTAAGTAAGTTAAAGACTCCCACATAAAAACTTTGAATCTCCAATAATCTTTCGTATATTCACGTATAAAATAAAGGTTATGCTATACGAATTTTCAAATCTCAACAAACACGGTAATATTAGATCAAGAGTAGTATCTTGGCCTAAAGGCAAAGCATTTGGAATTAATCCAAAAGGCTTTGGTAGTTTTATTGCTGTAAAAGTATTTAAATATGAATACCATCACGAAATCAACCCCCCAAGTTTAGCTAATATAGGAGGTAAAAAATATATACTTCCTACTTGGCAAGAAGTATTACCCGAAACTGAATTGAGTGATATAAAATGGGTTAAACCAAAACCTAAGTTTAAACAAGAACCTATTATCGAAATCCATACTAGTAGTAGTAACCCATCTAAAACATATAAAACAACATACTACCCAGAATCAGGTAAGTTTCACTGTAACTGTCCGGGTAGATGGAGAGCGTTTGA